GACGCTTAAAGAGAATAACCATGTACCCGAAGCGGCACAAGTCTTGGAATACCTCTTACTGCAAAAGCGCTACGCACAGGTAAACTCTTGGATAGAACACGTACAGGACGATGGCAGAGTACACGGCAGGGTTACAACGAACGGTGCAGTTACAGGACGCATGACGCATCAGAACCCCAACATGGCACAGGTTCCCTCAGTGAACTCTGAGTACGGAGAGGACTGCCGTAACTGTTGGATTGTACCAGAAGGACGTAAGCTGGTTGGTGTTGACGCCAGTGGTCTAGAACTACGGATGCTCGCTCACTACATGGGCGACGAGGAGTTTACAAATGTCTTGCTTAGAGACGATATTCACACCAGAAATCAAACTGCTGCAGGACTTGCAACAAGACCTCAGGCAAAGACTTTCATCTACGCTTTCCTCTACGGAGCAGGGGACGCCAAAATTGGAAGCATCGTCGGAGGATCTGCGCGAGATGGCAATAAACTTAGGACACGCTTTCTACGAAATACACCTGCTCTTGAAACTCTACGAGAGCGAGTTGGACAGGCGTCTAGGAAGGGTTACCTCAGAGGAATTGATGGAAGAAAGCTCTGGGTCAGATCAGAACATAGTGCATTAAACACTCTACTGCAGGCGGCTGGTGCTATCATTATGAAACGTGCGCTGATCCTGCTGAATGATTATGCTACACAGCACGGTATTGACTACAAGTTTGTGGGGAACGTACATGACGAAATACAATCGGAGGTGGCTACTGAACAAGCAGAGAAATTTGGCTGGCTCGCAGTCGAGTGCATCAAGGCGGCTGGCATTTCTTTTGAACTCAGATGCCCCCTCGACGGAGAGTACAAAGTCGGAGACACATGGACGGAGACACACTGATGCAAAAGATAACCGACAGTAACAGGATAGGGGACATTGCAGAATTTTATGCGGTAACTTGGCTTTGGGACAACGGCTACGAAGTGTTTGTCAACGCGGGTGCTACTGGCCCTGTAGACATGATCTGTGTAGATCCTGAGGGTGATGTGCGGTTTCTGGATATTAAATCATACAGAGGAACAAATCTAAAGGGACGTACAGACACTCAAAAGAAACTCAATGTTAGGTACGTACACTTCAACCCAGACACACGTAAGTGTCGTTTTGTGGAGCATCAGGAATGAATATATACTCACTGGTAGATGACATTTACAAGGTGGTTGCCAACAAGGAACCAGCGGAAGATGTTGATTTATATGAAGAAATTGAACGCTTTGGTGAGAACTGCAAGCGCCTCATGGCTAACCTATTCACTGAGAAGCGGGACGGGCGCAAGCTGCGTATGTCTAACATCGGGCGAGATGACCGCTACTTGTGGAACGCGGTGAACAACCCTGACGTACAGGAGGATATGACTCCTAACACGTATGTCAAGTTTATGTACGGGCATCTGATCGAAGAGATGCTTCTTTTTTTAACCAGAGTCTCAGGACACGAGGTGACCGATGAACAAAAGAAGTGTGAGGTGGCAGGTATCACAGGCTCTATGGACTGTAAAATTGATGGTGTTGTCACTGATGTTAAAAGCACTTCCACTTTTGGGTTTAAAAAATTCAAGGATGGAAGTCTCGCTTTTGATGATCCGTTTGGATACGTTGCTCAAATTAAAGGGTATGCACATTCCGAAGGAGAAACAAAGTTTGGCTGGTTAGCTATGGACAAACAGAATGGGCATCTAACGTACTTGATGTACGACTCCGAGGACACGCAGGCCCCTGTCTACGAGAAGATTGGTTACGACATAGAGGAGCATATTGAACGTGTAAAAAAGCTAGTAGAGCAACCGGAAGCACCAGAGCATTGCCACGAAGTCGTACCAGATGGCAAAAGTGGAAATCAAAAGCTCGCGGTCGGTTGTTCGTATTGTCCTTACAAGCATACTTGCTGGCCCGGAGTGCGAACATTCCTGTACTCAAGTGGTCCCAGATATTTAACAGAGGTGGTCAATGAGCCGAAGGTCGCGGAAGTCTAAACTAGGTAACTTTAGATCGGAGTTTGAGAGAGATGTCGCAACGCAATTACAACCATTTGGTTTTGACTATGAGCCGTTCCAAGTCCCGTACAGAATCGAACGCAAATACACCCCAGACTTTGTGTACGAACTCAACGGACGAACGTATCTCATTGAGTGCAAAGGATACTTCAGAGCAGGAGACACCCAGAAGTATCGCTCAATCGCTAACTGCCTTGGAAGCGATCAAGAACTTATCTTCATACTTATGAAGCCTAACCAGAAAGTGAGCAAAAGTACCAAAAATACTATGGCTCAATGGTGTGACAAACACGATATATTATGGTATAATATAGATACTCTTAAGGAGTTAGTTGATTATGTCTCTGACACTAGACGAAATTAAGGAGCGTCTGTTGCAAACCTATGACCCTGACGATCTACTGGAAGCACTACAGATTTCATCTGAAGAAATACTAGACAGATTTGAAGATAAGTTGTTACGCAAACTAGACGAGTTTCAAGAGGATTTAGAGGAAGAAACCTATGAGCATTGATAACGCTACTCCTAAAGAGTGGGACAAGGTTAGCAAGACAGCCGTGGGTAAACTGTACCACCCTCAGGATAATCACGACCCTGTAGGCGCGCCTGACCACTACAACAAAGGCGCTATCGAAGCCATCGAAGCTATCAAGGCGTCCATGCACCCGCAGGAGTACAAGGGGTATCTCAAGGGGAACTGTCTGAAATACCTTTGGAGATACGAGTACAAGAACGGGGTAGAGGATCTACGGAAGGCCCGTGTCTATCTAGAGTGGCTCATCAAGGAGGTTGCCTTATGAAAGTCATAGATGGAGGCTTTGGTAAAAAGAAAGAAGACAAAGGCAGTATACCCACAAAAGATTTTTTAGCTACGTTTGCGCTGAAGGCTAAGGAATACGAAGACGAAGGCAGGGACGTAAAGGCAATTGTCTTGATGTACGAGGACGCTGGTGTATTTGAAGTAGCCTCTAACGAACAGTACCCTGACGGTGTGTTTATGCTACTGCATATGTCAGCACACGCAATACTTAACGAAACGCTAGGAGTAACGATATGAAAATAGACAACGTAACAATCCGAAAGGGTGACAACGGATACATCCTTGAGTGGTACGGCGAGGACAGCCACGTAACTATTCACCCTACTTTTGATGACGCAATGGCTAACCTTCAGCAAATCTTCAAGGAGTCTTAATGGACGCTTACCAACAGTACATTCACAAGAGTCGTTACGCACGTTACCTACCAGAAGAGAAGCGGCGTGAGACTTGGGAAGAGACAGTTAACAGGTATATCAACTTCTGGTCTGACAGAGGCTCACTGAACGACTTTGATGTGTCTGAAATATACGACGCAATACACAAGCTAGATGTGATGCCCAGCATGAGGGCACTGATGACCGCAGGAGAGGCGCTTGATCGTGACAACGTAGCAGGGTTTAACTGTAGCTACCTACCCATAGATCACCCTAAGGCCTTTGACGAACTCATGTACGTCCTTCTGTGTGGCACAGGGGTAGGCTTCAGTGTAGAGCGGCAGTACATCACAAAACTACCAGATGTAGCGGAGACATTCCATGCAACCGACACAGTTATTAATGTTGCAGATTCGAAGATCGGATGGGCGAAATCGTTTAGGGAATTGGTATCACTGCTGTACTCAGGTCAAATTCCCGAATGGGACGTTAGCAGAGTTAGACCTGCAGGTGCCGCGCTCAAGACTTTCGGAGGCCGTGCAAGTGGTCCTGAACCTCTCGTCGATCTTTTCAAGTTCACAATTGAACTCTTTCAGGGATCAGCTGGACGAAAACTTACGTCCATTGAGTGCCACGATCTTTGCTGCAAGATTGCTCAAATCGTTGTCGTTGGAGGAGTCCGAAGGTCAGCCCTCATCAGCCTCAGTAACCTCACAGATGACAGACTGCGACGATGTAAGCACGGTCAGTGGTGGGTAGATGAACCCCAGCGTGGTCTGGCGAATAACTCAGCGTGTTACACAGAGAAGCCTGACTTTGAGGCTTTCCTAAACGAGTGGACTAGTCTATATGAATCAAGATCTGGCGAGCGAGGTGTCTTTAGCAGAGTGGCAAGCCAAAAGCAAGCTGCAAAAAATGAGCGACGAGATGCTACTTACGATTTTGGAACTAATCCATGCAGCGAGATCATCCTCAGACCCTATCAATTCTGCAATCTTTCAGAAGTTGTTGTCAGGCCGTCCGATACACTTGCAAGCCTCAAACGAAAAGTACGAGTTGCTACTATCCTTGGGACTCTACAGGCAACACTCACAGACTTCCGATACCTGAGAAACATCTGGAAGACGAACACGGAAGAGGAAGCACTGTTAGGCGTATCCCTGACGGGTATCATGGATCATCCTCTGCTGTCTGGGCGTGAGGACAAGGCAAAGCTGAAGAAGTGGCTTACGGAGATGCGTAATGAAGCTATCGTTACCAACGAGCAGTGGGCTAAGAAACTGGGCATTAACCCTTCTGTCGCTATTACTGCGGTCAAGCCTAGCGGTACTGTTAGTCAGTTGGTCGATTCTGCTAGTGGGATTCACCCTCGCTACAGCAGTCAATATATTCGCAGAGTCCGGGCAGACGCTCGTGACCCACTTTGTAGCGTCCTAGAGGCCGCTGGTGTGCCTGTGGAGGACGATCTAATGTCCCCTAGTACACGGGTATTCAGCTTCCCTATAGCGGCTCCTGAGGGCGCTGTGACAGCCTCAGACATGGGTGCTATGGAGCAGCTGGATCTCTGGGAGATATATCAGGACTACTGGTGTGAGCATAAGCCATCAATGACTTGCTACTACCGTGATGAGGAGTTTCTGGAGGTGGGGCAGTGGCTGTACAACAAGTTTGACAAGGTAAGTGGAATTTCTTTCCTACCTTACTCAGACCATACGTACCAACAGGCTCCTTATGAACCTGTGGACAAGGCCACCCTCAAGGATCTTAAGAAGGGTTTCCCAACAGAAATATCGTGGGATATTGAAGAGGCCAGCGATATGACTGAAGGATCACAACAACTGGCCTGCACAGGGAACAACTGTGAACTATGACATAAAGATCATAGTGTAACCTTCAGACTTGCCTACGTCCTCTGGCTTCTCTTTCGGGTCATGGGACGTAGGTATTCCTTCAGCCTGCATTTTCTTAATACGAGCCTTTGACTTCTGGCACATACTGTGGTAGTCGATAGATGTGTACTCTACTGTGTGCTTATCGTCTTTCTTCACGGTTTCCTCCGGTTAGCATACCTGTTCCGATTATTCCAGCGCCTCTGTTTACTCTACGCTCTGCGGCAAGCAAATCTTTAGATGGCTCTGCTGTAGCTATATTAAACAAGCTCTCTTTAACATCAACTTTGTCTTTAGGCTGTTCGGATTTAACTTTCTTTCCTGTGCCTTTAAGATTAAAGTGCATAGGGGGAGTCACAGAAATAGACCTGTTAGGTAAAGCCCCTGTGATAGCGTCACCGACTACTGGCATCTTTTCTAAAAAGTTATGTTCGTCGGATATTACTGCCATGACTTTACCGTTAGGCATAACTTTGGCAAAGTAATTTACGCCACCTTCTGTAACAGCGTTACCTACAAAAGATCCCGTGACCCAAAAGCCGTTTTCCTGTGCTTTTTCCAACGTATTGCTTTTTTGTGACAAGACCCACTTAGGTGTTTGACCTCGTTTAATGTTTTTGTTAAACTCTCTGTTTTTTTCTGATCTAGAGCTAAGCCTGTCCCACAACTGTTTTTCAGTCAGGTTTCCCTCTTTAAACAACGGTTTAATTGACGCAACGACTCCGCTCTTTCTAGAAAAGTCAAAGTGGTGCTGTCCGGTTACTTGATCGCCAGCGCCGGGGTTTTTAATTCTTATTGTAGCTCCGGGTGAATCCTTAACAGAAACACCACGGGCGTCTTTCCAAACTGTATTTATGTGATCGTCAATAAGCTCTAAGTCTTTGTCAGACACAGACACGGATCTCCCAGACTCGTATCTGCCTTGCAGTTTGTTCTCCCGTACCAGAGAAGAATAAGAACCCTCCGTCACAGGAACAGGGTCGGTTAAATAGCTACGTCTCTCAATGTTTCTAGTATCAGGAGACACGCGCCCAACCCTACCCGCTTGGTCTGGTATCAGAGTCCCTGAGGCTTGTGACTGAGCCACAGCTTTTGCTATGTCTCTGCTGCTGCCGCTTTCTAAAGCCTGAGTTGCTACGTCTTGTGTGGTTCGATTGATTCCCTGCCCTCTGTACAACGCACGAGCGCTGGGATCTATAGTTTGCTCTATGCCCCTTCTAACGGCGTCTCCTGCCCAAGCCGCGCCAGATGTCGCCCTTTCTCGCAAATTAGCTGCGTCCTGAGGAGTATCAATACGGCCTACACGCTCTGCTAATAATTCGTCTACCACATTAGGTCTTGCAGCACCAGACGGCCCATAAAAGTTATCAATGTAGTTTGGAGCGGAAGACAAAAGATTGCCACGTAAGCTGTCGGCTCCTGCTATCTTTCTAGCGGTATTCAGGCCGCTTTTCATTACCCCTGCACCCACAAGATTAAGAGGGTCAGCAACAACATCAAGAACGGCCTCAACAGCGTCTTGATCGTAAGTCGCTACACGCTCACCAGATTTGCCTACAGGACCCTGATAAGAAAACTCAGGCACACCAAAAGTATTAGGATCGCCTGATATAGCTTCCTTAAGCCTACGCTGCGGGTAGTCCAGAGCAGTCATAGCCGCGTCTGAACCACCCTTGGCCCTGTTGTAGCGAGCCTGAGCATAATTACTCTGGTTTCTAGCTAGCCTGTCTAACCACTTCATTCAGTTTCTTCCTGCTCTAGCTCAGACTCAATTTGCTTGAACACAGCATTAAGATACGTGTAAATCTCTTTGCTGTCCCGCTCTAGAATACTACGTTCCACCGGATCTTGTGTGGCCTGAATTGCTTTCTTAATTTCTCCAAACATATCACGCTTGAGGTAAGCAATCTTAGCTCTTACTTTTGCTGGTCCGGGTCGCCTTAGCTGGTTTTTAATAAAAGCGTAAGGCCCTACTATTGCTGTGCCGCCCAAGACATAGATGGCGTTACTTGCGACACCTAGTGCTGTGCTACCAGCGTACTTTTGAAGACCTAATGAATTAATGAAACGACCAAAACGTGTCTTAGCTTCCGTAGCCGCCTTAGCGTTCAATGCGCCAAGAGAGGGTATGATCTTAGACATTTTAGAAAAGATAGTTTCTGCCTCAGGTACTACATCAAACACAGTTTGGTTGACGCCTTTGCGTACAGCCATAGCAGCTAAATTCTGTATGTTTAAGCTATCTCCAGATAAGTCGTAACCCATGCGTTGGGCACGGTCATCAAACATACTTCTAGCTACTCTCAGGCCTTGCAAAGACCTTCCCTGCTCATTTAAAATAGCAAGAAACTCTTTGTATAGCGCCGCCACCTGTTTTTGAGCCTCTTTGCTAGACATAAGTTTAGGGTTAGAAGCAACCATGTCATCAAACATGGCTTTCACGTTTACTCTTAGGTTGTTATCAAAGTCAACCATGTCTACGTTTTTTTCGTTCTTCGCCAGCATCTTCATCAGGCTGGCTTCTAAATCATCGTAGTACTTCTGAAATGCGTTGTGGTTTGCCTGTAGAGTTTTATTGCCAGATACTCCTGCAGATTTAGCTATGTCGATAATCTCAACCTGCTCTGGAGTAGCAATCTGCTCTTGAACACCCGTGATTCCTTTAGGATCTTCTGTCAGCCTTACCTGTTCAGGAGTTTTTTTGTCACCTACAAACAGGATATTGTAAACGTCATCGTCACCGCCCTTCAGAGGTAGTGCTTCGTTACGCATACCGACACGCTCTAGCTTCTTAGGCACTACTTTTTGCTTAATAAGAGGCCCTGTTCCTGTAGTAAAACCTAGGTCCATGATAGCTACAAGGTTAGCCGCCTCGTTAGGGTAGTTCTGCTGAAACTCCTCCCACGCTTCCATGCCCTGTCCCGCAGCGTTCCAAGCCATCTGACCAGCCTTTGTCTGCATCAGCGCCTGAAACTTCTCTGCGGCCCCTTCCTTGAGTCCCTCAGGGAGCATACCTACGCCCTTCTCTGCACCAAACATAACCATTTCAGAGGCAGAGTCAAAAACCATCCTAATCGGCGTAGTGATCGTCTGAACGAGAACAGAGGGTAGGTTAGTAGACTGCCTGTACTGCTCCTTAAGAACCTCAGGATCGTTCATAGCGGCTGTAATCCCAGCCATAGTTCCTGCCTGTTGGCTCTGAGCCATACGCTGAAATGTCTGCACCTGTCGCTCAATAGCTCTCTGGTAAGGCTCAGAAAAAAAGCGGTTCCACAGAGAAGATTCCTCTGTCTCTACATCAGAGTTATCTAAGTCTACTGCGTCAATCTCAAATGCCCTTTGAAACGCTGATTCGTCATCAATCACCATTTCTTTCTTCTGTTCTTCAGACACCAGAGGTTCGCCTTCAGCGGGTACGCCAAAGGCTCTATCAAACGCTTCCATATCTTCTGCAAGAGACATTCTTAGGCTCCTATCTTAACAAACTTACCGTTTACTAGCTTGTATCTAGTCCCGTTAGGTCCGTCCGGTGCGTAGAACACCATACCCGTCTCAGGGTCCTTGTGGTATCCTACAGCTTTGTACTCAGGACTGTCCCACTCAATAGCGTCAGCAGGGGCAACACCAGAGGCCAGCTTCTGTACATTCAGCAGGTGCTTCTTAATAGCCGCTAGTGCTTTGTCCTGCGCTTCCCCTGACATACCCGTGTAGATAGCGTCAATGGTAGACTGTAGGGACATAAATTCAATGTTAGAGATTTGTCCTAGTCCTGTACCAGAGGCTCCTGATTCAGCGGCTAGGCGCTTCATCTCGTTGATCTGGTCAAAGCCTAGTCTAGCCCTAATAGACAAAAGTTCTTTGTCTCTGTCGTATGCAGGAGTACCGGGAACCATTGAAGACACCCCGCCTATAAAACCTGTCTCTGTAAAGCCAGGGTCCATCAACTCGTCAACGTCTTGGATGAAGCTGGTGGTTTGCGCGATTAGGTTTAAAGCTGCATCACGGTCACCTTCACCTTTTCCGGGTGAGTCCAACGTGCTAATTACTGACCCATCATTAGCGTCTAATATAACCACTGAACCATCTTCACGCTCTACTGTTTTTATTCCTTTGTCAGTCGGCTTCTCAGGCTTAAACCCACGTTCAGCAATAATCGCTCCTGTCTCTGGGTCTACTAAAGCAGCGCCAGCAGATAAGGTAACTGGGTCTTTTTTACCACTAGAGCCTGCCTTATAAGCCTCCGTAATCTGCGCTTGTGTTCCACCTTGGGCTAAAACAGAACGTGCGGCGTCCTGTAAATCTGCCAGAGGCACACCGCGAGAAGCACCTTGGGTAATAGCCATAAGACCGCCCTGTACGCCTCTCTGCTGTCCTACAGCTACCTTCTGAGTAGCCATGTTAGCCGCATCAAAGAACACCTTAGCCATGTCGTTGTTGCCTTGTATGGCAAACTTACGCGATGCTTCCATGAGGGCCGTAGGGTTATCCTTGTAGGCTTCTAGAAGTTTCTGTGCTTCTCCCTGCATACGCGTGGCTTCTCTCTCCATACGCCTGCGGCTAATCCCTTGACCAGCGGTTGTTAGCATACCACTAGCAGCACCACCAAGACCGGACATACCACTGCCCAACGTGCCACCAATGTTTGCACCTGTTTGGGCTAAAATTGAACCTATACTCATTGTATTCTCTCCCTACCTAAATAGCCCAAAGAAATCAGTGCCGTCTAAAATACCCATCAAACCTTCACCGATACCTCCAGCAAGATTCATGGCCCCACCAAACATTCCGCTGTAGAGGCTTGACAAGCCAGCGCCCTGACCAGCCATAGCATCAAGCATAGCCAGCTGTGCCTGAAGCGAGTTTTGACCGCCTTGGCGTCTAGCCACATCAGCCATAGAAGCAACATTCAGCGCGGGACTCATGGCAGACAACATTGCCTGCTGTGGTGCGTAACTCTGTTGCATAAACTGCTGACCTAGCGCTGCCTGCTGTGCCTGCTCTCTCTGAGACTGCTGCATAGCCATAAGCATTGCGTTAGAACGGGCCTCTTCTTGTGCTTTTGCAAGCGTCAGAGCTTCAGGAGTTCCACCAAACTGGTTGGTTTGTACGCCTAAGCGTCCCTGTGCCGCCAAACGGCTCTCTAGGTCCATCCTCTCACGTTCCTGAGACGGAGACATAGTAGCCAACATGCGATCAAACACGGCCTGCTCACGCATCGCCGGGTCCATTTGAGCCTGTTCAAAGAAACTAGAGGCTCCACCAGAAAGCGTGTTCTGAAGCGCCTGCTGTTCTGGAGATAAGTTGTAAGTAACGTCTCCTGTTGGGCCAGTGCCTATCGTTCCACCAAAGGCGTCAGTTACCGTAAACGGCTTAAATGAGACGTCCGGTACGTTTATATCGGGAAAATACCCCGGTTGAAAAGGCGCAAGAACTTCTGGCGGCAACTGTCCGTAGAAGCTCCCTGCTAGATCGCCAATTAAGTCAGTCAGAAATCCAAACATTTATCTATACCTCGCAAAGCCTTGTGATAGCATCCCATAAGGATTATAAGACGTTTGAGTAGGTTGTACAGGACTACCTGATGGTCTAGAACCAAAGGGATTAAAACCACCAGAAAAGTTATTAAACATTCCACTTACTTGTGGTTGTCCAAACCCACCGAAGAAAGGATTAAAACCGCCGCCACCAAAAAGCGCAGCAAAAGGATTAAATCCACCAAAACCTCCACCAAAGCCGCCACCCGCAAAGAAGGGGCTACCTTGTCCAAAAAATCCACCACCGTAAGGACTTTGCTGTTGTGTCATAGGATCATTGGCATTTTGCGGTCCAGAGGGTTGAGGCATAGACTGCCCTACTAAATCGGCGTTTACGCCGGGAACCGGAGTAGGTAACGGAGTAAAAGGCCTCGGAGTCTGATAAATCGGGTCTTGGTTAGGGCTTCTAAAATAAGGAAGGCCCGCAAGTGGTCCCTTATTTTGTAGCTCAGGGGGCATAAAATTCATATTAATCATAACGTTCGTCCTATCAGTGCTAATACATTAATTTCTTGAATTGAAAACTCGTAACCGTTGATGTCAGCTTCTACACCTACCGTAACTAGAGAACCAAAACCAGATCCATTAATTTTAGGTCTGGAGATTACTGAGGTTCCAGATGTAAATTCAGCAACGGTGTATTCTGACGCTGCCTCATTATAGTAATACGGTATTTGATTGGATACCTTAAACTCTCTTGCGTTATAAAACTGTTCAAAGTCGTAAGCCCACTTAAGAAACACCGTGGTATTAGGACCGCCAATTAAAGTTGGATTAATTTTCTTTAGTATCTTTCCTTTACTGGCATCGCCAAACGTTAACGCGGGACTATAATACTTAAATACATATTTATTTCCGTTGTCCTGATATCCTGAGTACTCTCCTATTCCTTCTGAGTTGCCTATCAAGAGAGTGCCATCTGTTTTTCTTTCGTAAGCCTTAAACAGCGAGGAGTCCCATACGGTTGTTCTGTATGCGTTGTTTTCAAGCCTTCCCTTCAGGTCAAAACAAAACGTCTTGTTCTGGTCGGGGAACGTAATTAAGTAAAAGGCGTGTTCTGGACTATACACAGACGAAGTAGGCCCTGTGCGTAATTCTAGAGATTCAATTATGTCGTTCTTTACGTTAGCACTTAAGTCTGATATAGGTAACGACTTTTCTGTTATTGTTCGGCCCAGACTACGCAGACCATCGTCAGACATAAATAAAACGTCTGTTCCTATGTGTTGTATTGAGTTTCTACAAATGCACCCAACGCCAGCGACTGTATCAGCCAAAGACATGGTAGCAGGGATAGCAGCATTAGCATACACAATAATGCTATGCTCACCAAATATAACTAACATTCCGTTGTGTGCCGCAAGTCCTTTAATCTCATCGTAGCCATCAGGCCACACTTTAGAAACATTAATAGACCCGCTTGTACCTCCAGTAAAATCGTTGCCCACAAGCAAATCAGAGAAGTAAACTACCTGACTGTTGCTGTCGCTATCGGCAATCCAGAGCCGCCCGTAAGCAGCTACGGCCTCGTGACACTTAAGAGTAGCGTCTGTAGCAGAGTCTGAGTTAACTGCCTGAAAAGTCTTAAGAGTAGGACTTCCAGCGTTGTAGTCGTAAACCAGAGGGTCGTAACCACGCTGGAAAAAGTAGGCTTTGTCGTTAAAGTTTACAATCTTCCAGTTATCGTCTGAAATTGAGTATGCAGCTTGACTAGCGCCTACAGTTACAGACACTTCAGTAAGCGTTGTCGTTCCTGACATAATCTTGTTGTTGCCTGTGCTTAACACAGTCTCGCTAACAGAACCAGCGTCACTATAGTAAAAATGTATTTTGTTGATGTGGTCTACACCAAGCGCTGTTTTGTTTGTTGTCGTTACGCTGACACCTTTACGCGCAGCAATACGACCACGCTTGTCAATCACAGCGTTTTCAGCTATGTCAGCAAACGAGTAATCTTGTGCAATCGGAGAGTCCTCGGTGTTGATTCCTTTGAATCCCGGCGCAAGTAGATTAATGCTTTGTAGTGGTTGTGCCATGCACTAGTCTCCTTAAGGAGTGTACCAAATAACTTCTTCTGGGTGCTTCTGAGCGTCTAGAGCAATCGCGTCTGACAAGTAGCGGTCAGCAACTCCAAAGTACTCTTGCGCTGATGTTCCACCAGTTTCGCCACGCTCACGCGCAAGCAGTGCAACAGCCATGTGAATAACAGGCATCGCAGGAATACTTAGTTCGTCTGCGTTGCTAGTTAAGTCACCCTGTCTCTGAATGACGTTAAATCTAAGAGTGTACGCAGCGTCGGGCTTTGGGTAAACTTCTATCTGTGTGTCTCCATTACCGTCTACTCCATTAAATACGTAGTACCTAGGAGAACCCGACTGAGGCGTGTCTAACATATATTTTTGATCGAACCACAGTGGAGTTTGGTATTCTAGGTTCCAATCGTTTGTGTCGTTATAAGCGTGTAGGATTTTACCACGATTAGCAGAACCAACAAGAATGTAGCTGAAAGTGTCTGCTACAGTATCTACAGACAGCGTAGTACGCAGCGCTGACCAATCCCAAGCATCCTCTACCAGCCTTTTAGCATCGTTGATAAAGTCACCCACCATTTTAGAATAAGTGGTGTCTTGTACGTTATCCACCTCATTTTCACGTATACGTCTAAGCACGTTGTTCATTAAATTTAAATAGGTCATCATTAAATGTATCCTTCAAACAAAGACTCTACAATCCCTGCGTCTTGGGTTGGTAACTGAGGCTGTTGTAGTGATGCGTAGTACTGTGCTAAAAAGTTTTCAACAGGAAACTCTTGTCGCCCAACTAGCGGAAAGTTTCCTACTACTCCTGCAGAAAAACCTCTAGGCTGTGCTGGAGAAAAACTGGCGCTTCTTTTCGGTCTTCCGCTTACTCCCGGGAGTTTTCCTCCAACGTCTCCTCCCGGTAATGTCGGAGGCAACTCTGGAGGCAACTCTGGAGGCAACTCTGGAGGCAACTCGTCATCAGGCAACAAAAGGTCTGAAACAAACTCTTCATCAGTTACTGAGTCTGTTAACAAATCCGAATCATCGGGCAGACCGCCCAAAATTCCCTCAATAATGGCGTCCCCTAACGTTGTTTCTCCGTCAGGCATCATGACTTCTTCAGGGTCAACGCCTTGCTCAACTAGGTTTAGCCTTATTTCCTCATCAGACAAACCAGCCTCGTAACCGTCCTGAATACCTTTTATAATTTGGAAGTACGGTATGTAGCTTGAAGTTCCGTCAGATTCTTGAAGCTCATAAAACTGCTGTGACCAATCAGGACCAGTAGAGTATTTGTCTTTTTCCCAAAACACCTGTCCAATAACTTCAGAGTCACCGCGAGGATCGTCGCTAAACGTATAGGTTTCATCAATTGGCCCATAAATTATTACATCTTTTGCGGCATCTAGATTATTGGGGTCGTTTGGATCAAATCCATGCTCATTTATAAACTGCGTTCTGGAGGCTGAGTCAAGACCATTATTTACAAAGTTGACAAACTTCTGTACACCGGGAACGTTGTCCTTAACCCCTTCCCAAGCCTTACCAAGTATAGTTATCTCTTGCTCTGTGTAGCCAGAAACAAAACCATCTACTGATTGTCCGTTAATTGTCGCTGTGTATACAGCACTAGGGTCCATGCCCATTTCTATAATTTCAACGTCTGTGTAAGTTTTTCCATCCGGTCCTATAAATACAGATGGTAAATATTCTGCTCCCCCTAAAAGATTAGTAAGCCAGCGCGTGTCAACAGCATTTAAACCCGGAATCAGCCCTCCTTCTCCAACTAAACCAGCTAGGTCGCTAACGCCTGTTCCAGACATAGCCATTGCCGCTTCATAAAGAGCATCACCAAGCAGCGGGTCCAGCCCTAGTTGCTCTCTTTCATACGCAATCTGCTCCATGCGAGAGCCTACATCAAACTGGGTTGCGTCTTGATACAGGTCTTTAAGGATGTTGATGATGCCGCCCTGAAGCCCAGCCAGTGCCACATCCTTAAGGTCAAACCCTGATCCTGTTATCGCACTAGATATAGCAGAATTAGTAGCGCCACTAAGTACACCAGCAAGGGCACTGTCGGGCACAAAATTTAGGCCTTTGATGAGCATCCCACCGGGGCTAACGCCAGCCATAATTCCACTAGCAGCCACGGATCTTGGATCAATAGACCCAGTGAGCGCAGCCTGCGTTAGTGCGTTAGAAGTAGCCGCAGCAGCCCCCTTGCCTATAGCGCCACCCAAGCCCGCACCTGTCAGACCCGCAGCACTAAACGCCCCTGCTGTTACTCCAGTTAACATGGCCCCTAAGATAAGGGCGTTTGTGTTAATGCTGTCATCAATTTTTACGGTCTTAACAAAAGATGAGCCATTCCACTCAAACTTGTCGCCATCACTGTTGTAACGAACAAAGTCTTCACCAGTGTACTTAGAGTACAGGCTGTTTAAAACTTCGGCCTGACCTGCGTATGCGTCAGTAGCTAAATCAACTCCCCTGCCTATAACCGACTGTTCAAAGGCGCGATCATCCATGTCGCTTTCAAACTCAGACATCATGCCTTGGTCTACGAGAGCAACTCCCGTATCCCACCAATCTGACTTTAGTTGTCCAGAGTCAATGAGATCCTGACGCTCATTCATGTACGCGAAATAATTGTCAAAAGATCCAAACGCCTTTCTCAACTGTCCGTTATCTTCAGCGTTAAACCGTTCTTTTAGTTCTGATTCAGTTACCTGTGTAGAAAAGTTGTTCCAATACAGGTTATGTGCATCGCCTTTTTCACGCTGATTCGTATAATCGTATAAACGTTCGTCAGCCATCTACTTTTTCCCCTTCAACGCGAGCAGCTTATCAGCCCCACGAATACCAAAGGATGCGGATACTGCCATGAATAACAAGTACTGATACCAATCAGGGAGCCTATTAAGCTCCTCAAAGGCAATACCGATGCGATCTAGTATCTCTACGTCATTCATTCCAATACCCCACATAAGCGCAACCACAGGCGCTGAGAGCAACAATGTAAACCACTCGTCCTTCCACGAGGTAGCACTGGCAGACGCCATGAGTTGTTCCCATGACGCCGTGTTCTTAATCACTTCCATCTTGGCTGTATGTACCGCTTTCTTTTCTTCGGCCTTGTTCTTAAGAACCTGCCCAAGAAGACTAGCGATTGGCGATATGATTGCCTGCCACATATTAACCAGCACTCACTTTTAGCGTACCGCTGTCATTCCACAGCTGTCCTGCCGATGAAGGATCTGAAGTAGGTAGTCCGGTGAGTTTTACAACCGCACCAGCGACTGTCATATCATTGGCTACTGTCACATCTCCAGATGTATCAACCTTAAAATCAGGACTTGATGAGCTACCTGCGGTAAAAAGACCAACACCTAAATCAGCATCGTTAATCCTGATTCCCGATGTTCCTCCAGTGCCTGTTTCTTCTATGGCTAAGAAGTTGTCTGTATCATCTGAGTACCTAAAAATTGAAGCTGTGCCCCCTCCAGCCGTAAGCTCAATTTTGCTGTTGCTTGCCAGTGAAGAGTTTGAATCAATACGGAGAACAGGAGTAGAACTACTAAGTGTTCCGTAGTTCTGATCTCTAATGTGTACTTCTACTGAGGGTGATGTAGCGTTAAACCCAACTCTTTCTGACGAGTCTATTGTAATCGCGTTAGCATTAGAGTTGTCATCAATTCCTGTTGATGTAAAAGCAGTAAACGTGCCAGCTGCGGGTGTTGATGCACCAATTGTAGTACCGTCAATAGCACCGCCGTTAATATCTACCGTAGAAGTATTATCAAACTTGGTAGAAATTGCAGTCGCAATGTTGTCAAACTCTGTCTCAAACTCTGCTCCCTTGACAACCTTATTAGCGTTACCAGAAGGTAAACTGTCCTTGGCAGCAAAGTCCGTTGTTTTAGTGTAATCAGTCATGTGTTTACCCTATCTAATTAAATATCCTAGTACTGATGCTACAGTTGCGATACCAATCCAAAACACTCTTTCGCCTGCTTTGACAGAATAAGAGTTAGCTAGGACTTCTTCTGTCAACCTTTGAATGTCATCCTCTTGATCGTCTAGACGCTTCTCGTGCCTATCAATGCGCTTGAAAACAGCCAGCATCTGCTCTTCTACACGAGCTATCTGTGATACCGCTTCGGTGAGCTTATCTAGCTTTTGCTCAATACGATCTAATCTATTATCTTCTAGCATTACAGTGTACCAGCTAGTTTAAACAAATCATCCACCTGTTCGTCAGTTAGTCCCAACGCTGGCTGCAAAACAGCAACCCATGCAGAGTTTCTTTCTACTACAGAAGCGTATTCCCACTCAGTAGAAACTTTACTTTTGTTAGGCTCTGGAATTAAGGCAATGCTATCGTCTATTACAGACAGCAACCCTTGCTCTAACAGAGCTAAACGAGCTTGCCGCATAGATACAGTAGTAGTTTCACGCCATATTGTAAGCGCCTCTGCTTTTTCTGCATCGGTTTTTTCTGTTACAGTCCACGTTTGAGTAAAAGCATCATCTGACTCAACCCACTCAAATGAGGTTTTGTGAGTAAGACTGTCGTAAACAGGTTCTTCAACACTGACACGCCGTTTCGCAACACCCGTAGTAGACTCTGGCGTTACTTCTGCAGGCAATACTGCAATAGCATCCCAAAAAGCTCTTGCTCTTTCACCGCCGTTTTGAGCGACAGTTTGCAGGTTTTCATCACTAAAGTCGTTAGTTTGAGTGTTTATCCAGTAGTCAGGAAAACCGTCTTTGGTATACTGCAGCTGTACCTTTAACTGCTGTGGAGATATAATAGTAAACTCGTAGTTAATCATTATAATTACCTAAGATAAAATAATAGTACACGCTGCTCTGTAGTCACTGCCCCCACCACCAAAGGCTCCGGGGTTTCCGCTGGAAGCAGGACTTAAATCGTATGCGTCCATTCCTGTGGCGCGTCGAGATCCGTAAGACGCCTGCTGAGTATTCGACAGTGTGTAACCTGATGGAGCCGTTGCTGTAATTAGGTCATCATCCAAATGCCCCGTGATGTACACAACTTTACCTGATCCTAAAACGTAAGAGGGTGGGTTAGGCATCCCGCTAGTGCCTGTGGCTACAGACCCGTACAAAGATGCTGATGATACTCCACTAAACATTGAAACACAAATAGCAGAGGTCTGTCCACTTCCACCAGTAAACTCAATAGTGTCTGTTCCGTTGTACGTTCCCACAATAACCCCGTAACCAACGCCGAACCTGTCCCAAGCAAGAACAGATGGGCTTGTTAATCCAGTAACAGTAGGCTCAGAACCGAGACTCCCATCACACGAAAAGGCCATCATAACCAAATCACCAGACGTTCTTCCCGATATAGAGGTTAAACTCAAATCAGGAACCATGTTGTTTAATCTGTAAACAGAAGTATTCCTGCTGTGACTCCCTACAAACTCTGGCGCACTGCTTGCTCCGTACCATTCACTAAACGCCATTTGAACGCCAGAAGATTTACCAATCAACGCTCGTATATCAGCATCGTTAATCGCCGCTTGAGTACCGCTAGATCCACCAGCTTCAACGTGAATGTCATTGAGGTCAATTTGACCCGAGCTAGGAAGCGGCATTTTTTAACGCCTCCACCTCAGCCGTAAGCTCCTTAATACTTTCTATTAACAAAGGCACAAGACGTTCATACTGCACGGTCATATAATTCTCACCAGTTACTGACCCGCCTTCTCCATCATCATCAATAGGAGCGAGTCCAATAACTTCAGGCATGACAGATTGCACAGACTGTGCGCTTACGCCTACCTGTCTCTCAGAGCCTTCATAACCCAGTTCACGCGCAGTGTCGTTGTGGGTGTAATAAAAAGTGTCTATTGCTTTTATTTTTTCTAAAGGCGTGTCTATTTTTCCTACAACATCCTTTAGTCTTTCGTCTGAGTAGTAGGCGTAGATGTTAGAAGTAGCCAGTATGCTACCAGTTACCCGCCAGCCGCCAGCATAGGTGTAGCCCGTCTGGGCACCCGCATGGTATAGACCGGTCGCGCCGCCGTGCGTCCCCACGATTATCCAGTGGTTGTTTACGTCGTTGTAGATGCCCGTGGTGGTCCCGTTGTTGTGCATGAAGACCGCACGACCGTTGAGGCTGTAGCCTATGTATCCACCGGTAGCGCCTCCGGAGGAGTGCACGGAGCCGTAGTCACCGCCTCCTGATCCATCCGCAATGTGCGTAATGTTCAGCGACTCCTTCATTCCTTCTTTGTTGTTCTTGCGGATGTAATCGTCTGTGGAGCTAAAGAAAACTGTTTCGCTGTTACGAGTGTCTACGAGGTGGCTCATGTTCAGGTAATCGGCATTTATGTACCGAGCGTTGAAGTCTCCACTAGCATCACGCTTAACTATCGCATTGTTCGTGTTAGAATCGGTTGCCGCGTTAGTGTCTGCGTATGCTGTGTCCCACTGCCCTTGTTTTGTCGTGGTTGGTATGGAGTAATCTGCTGTGAAACTAACAGCTAGAGTACCACTACCCGTGACAGGAGATCCTGAAACTGTAAGACCTGTTGGCGTAGTCATAGCTACGCTTGTAACGGTTCCGGTTCCTGCTATATCTTCCCAAGCAGACCCGTTATACACCTTCATGCCTGCACCACCCGTATTAAAATACAAGGCTCCGGTAGCTAGTGCGTCCCCGTCGTTGTCTAGAGTTGGATCTGACGCTTTTGCGCCTAAGTAACGATCATCAAAATCGTCGTATGATGCAGCTGCGTTAGTAGCGCTGGTTGCCGCGTTAGTTTCGCTAGTAGCAGCATTAGTTGCTGATGTAGCCGCACTTGTGGCGCTGTTAGATGCGTTTGTCTCTGACGTAGCAGCGTTAGTAGCACTAGTGGCTGCGTTTGTTGCTGACGTAGCGGCGTTTGATTCTGATGTTGCTGCGTTGGTTGCACTCGTACTGGCCGCAGACGCTGAAGATGCCGCGTTTGTCTCTGACGTAGATGCAGCAGACGCGCTAGAAGCTGCGTTTGTTGCGCTAGTAGACGCAGAAGACGCACTAGATGCAGCATTGGTTTCGCTAGTTGCTGCTGCTGATTCGCTAGAAGCGGCGTTGGTTGCGCTGGTCGCAGCATTAGTTGCTGATGTAGCTGCGTTAGTTTCACTGGTGGCAGCATTAGTTGCTGATGTAGCTGCGTTAGTTGCACTGGTAGCTGCTTCACTAGCTTTTGTTGTTGCTGTGGTTGCACTAGAGGCCGCACTGGTTGCGCTAGTCGATGCGTTGGTCGCACTCGTAGCAGCACTAGTCGCGCTTGTCGCAGCGGCGGTTGCAGACGTAGATGCCGCACTCGCTTGCGTAGTGGCCGTAGTTGCGCTTGAGGCTGCACTAGTGGCACTAGAGGCAGCTGCGGTAGCGCTTGATGCAGCGTTAGTTTCAGATGTTTCTGCGTTTGTTTCTGCAGTTTCAGCAGCAGTCTCGCTCGTAGCGGCGGCAGACGCACTAGTAGCGGCAGCACTAGCACTAAGCGCAGCTTCAGTAGCACTGTTCGCAGCAGATGCGGCGTCTTGTGCTACTTCGTTGGCAAGCGCGTTGTTGCTAGTTTCAGCGCTTCCACCGTCACCACGATAAATAGGCATAGACTACTCCTGAAACAACAGAAAGAAAAGGGGGCCATTGCGACCCCCTGTGTCAAACTTACTCGTCAGCGATGGCGATGATAAAGCCAGCTTCAGGACGGTAGGTTTCAACGCCGTACAGAGTATCAGCCGTGTACAGAGTAGAGAGGTACTCTTGCTTGTACTGGGTCTGAGAACGTACAGACAACTGCTCTGCCATTACAAGGGCATCCTTGTGGAAGAACATACAACCACGGGTGTCTACAGTTGACGCGGTGTTCTGAGCAGCGACTTCGATGACCGGAGCGTTGCTAGAAACGTATACGTCTACACCGTACAGGTTGCCGATAAGACCAGACTCAACACCACGACCACCAACAAAGTCGGAAGATACATAGCGCTCAATGCCCATGATTGACTTACGAGCCGCAGGTGGGATCACCAAGCAACGACCGTCCATCGGTACATCAGCATCGTCCATGAGCTTGATTGCTTCACGGAGAGCGAGGTCAGTAAAGTTGTCACCAGACGTTACAGTGTCAACAGCGTAAGCAGCGAGGCCGTTGGCACCGTCTACGTAGTAGCTGTTGCTGTTAACCCAATCTGCACCAGTGTTGGCGGGAGACTGAGTACGAGTACCGTCACCGAAACCAGTACCAGCGTTGATAAGGTCAGTGTCAACTTTCAGAGCCAAAGCATAACCAGCATCTTCAGTGTAGAACTGACGCAGAGAGGACAGAGCCTGTACTTCTACGATGTCTTCAATGAGACGCGAGTATTCAAAGTGACGATCAACGTCGATGGTCAACTCTGCTTCGGTGTTAGCGATAATCGTAACCGCAGTGTCAGCCGCTTTTGCGTTGGCATCGCCACGGGTGGGCTTAGGTACATGAATACGGTCACCTTTTTTGCCCGTCATAGACAGACGCTTGACAAGGGGAGCCATCTTCAGGTTCTTTTGGTAAGCGGCAATGATCTCATCCGACCAAATTTCGGGGATAAAAGTTGCTGCTTCTGTTTTCGCGGTAATACCAGCCGCGCCGGGATAAGTTGCAGTAGCCATGATATTTCTCCTTTAGGCTATTTGACTCTCCCCTCTGCGTATGCTTTTAAAATTTCGTCCGACATGGACTGATAACGCTCGGGGTCAGTCTTCATAAGTTTAATAATGTCAGCACGACGATAAATTTTTCTTCGTGACCCTTCAGATGCTCCACGGGCGTCGCCTGTGTTGGCTGACTTGAGTGTGTTTTTACGTGCTTGTTTTTCAACAGAGGCTGTCTGTTTAGCTACGTTGTTTCTCTCTTTCCAGAGATCAAACAGTTCGTTAGCAGCATCGTAATCGTACATCTGGTCAGCTGTTACAAACAACTGTGTTCTGACTTTTGATCCTTTGATCCATTCAGCAAATTTAGGATCTTTCAGGATGTTCTCCATGTCTGGATGCCTAACCTGAAGTTGTCCAAGAGCAGCTTGCTTGTGGTTTTCAAAAGCAGCAGCTTCTGCTTGTCGGATTTTAGGGTGGTTGTCAATAGCCCGATCAACAGCATTTTTAGGATCAACAAAGAAATCTACATCTTCTTCGTCGTTAGTTTGCTGTGGTTGAGGTGCTTGTTGCGCGAGTTGTGTCTGAATGTAGCTGTCAACAACGGAACGTAGCTCACCAACTTCCGTACTCTGTTTGCCTGAAAACTTTTCAAGCTCTTGGTTCATCTGCACAAGTTCTTCTACAGACTTTCCTTGGTACTTTTCCGGTAGTTCTACTTCGGCTTCTTGAGGTTCTTCCTCTACAGGCTCCTCAATGCCGTCTTGCTCTAGTTCTTCTGTTGTTTCAATTGGTTCTTCAGGACGCTCGTCAAGTAATTGTGCGCGTGACATATATAAACTTACCCCGCCTAGTTAGGTTATGGAGAAATAAAATGGGAGTTATCCGTTAGGGTTCCCGCTTAGATTGACCAGCCTTCTCGTGTTCACGTACCCACTTCATGTGCCTACCGGGAAAATCCCCAGAGGCACCATCAAGGATGTGCTGAGTTGCTGATACAATTTTCGTAGCGTTGGCTCCACATCCGCACCTACTGGATGTAGTACCTGCTTCTACAAATTCTTCAAATACGTGTCCGTTTGTACAACGAAAATCAAATACTTTAATCATCTTGGTTTTCAGTTAGTTCTTCATAGCTATTAGTAATAGCAGGTTCTAAATTCAGTAAGTAGGCTAATATGTTTAGTTGTCCCTTACGGAAGTTCATATCGTTAGCATCTTTAACTGCTTCTACGCTATTAATACTCATAGCATTATTACCAACGTCTTGCATTAGCTGTGTCCAGCCTTTCTGTCGAAAAAGACTAAAGTAATTGTCGTAGTACTCTTGTGTTTCCTTGTCCAATTGAGGCCTCGCAGGTTGTCTCTATTAATAAGATGTACCTAAGTACACTGTATATTATATCATACTTTAAATCAAAAGTCAAGCATTATTTCTTCTTTTTGGCAGTTTTTCGCCTTTTACCAGAGGCTGTTACAGAGTGTTTGATCTTAGCTGGGCCTGTTTTACGCCTAGATGACGAGGCTTTTTCAGCTTTTGTCATCTTATCAGCTACCGCCTTAGGGCGGCACGAGGGGTACGGGCGCTTCTTTTTATTCTTACCAGAGCGTCCACAGGGCTTCCCGGTCTTTACGTCAACCCATTCGTCCTTGAACCACTTCTTGAGGGCTGCGCCTTTTTTACTTTTTCTTACGGCCACTTTTGTTACCCCAGTTTTTAGCGC